CGTGGCGAGCGAAAGATATATTGACTAATGCGGGTGATACGATCTCAGACAGAGGGCAAACGCATGGTCATTACGACCTCACAATGTTACGAACTGCAAAACTCTGGACAGACTTCCTTGAACGAGAGATTGACCCAATGGACGTTGCAATCTGTATGGCGCTGGTCAAACTCGCAAGGATTATGGAATCTAAAGGCGGTCACCATGATAACTTTCTTGATGCATGCGCCTATATGGCAATTAGCGGCGAACTCGCGGTCAAAGATTGGAACGATCTGGATGCTTTCTAGATCGCCACGCGGTCAATGGTGCGACACATGCAAAGCGAGATGGGGAAGTGACAATTGGCGAGGACAAACACAAGCCGTTTGGCAGATAACCAGCAAACGATTTAATAAATTAGTTGTAAGACATTACTGCCAACCATGCGCCAATGATGCCCAAACCTGGCATGACGGAACATGGTGGAGTTTTAAGGAACAACTTGACTACGCGAAAGGGCACAGGCCACTAGATGTTTAATTTACAAGATTATGAAGATGTAGATACGAGGATACACAAATTTTATGAAACCTACCCAGACGGTTCTATCCATACAGAACTTATTGAGAACAACGAAGAAAAAGGAATTGTGGTCTTTAAGGCTACGGCGTACCGTACCTATGCAGATACTATGGCTGCCGCTGTTGGCTATGCGCGCGGCGCTCGCAAAGATCGCGGTGTGGATCGCGATTTTTGGTTTGAGAATTGCGAAACGTCTGCAATTGGCAGATGCCTGGCTAATTTCGGATTATCTACTAGAGGAAAGCGAGCAAGCAGCCTTGAAATGGCTAAGGTTGCGGACTCTAAAACAAATGCTAACCAACCGATACGCGTACGCACCAAAGAGCAGAAGGAGTTTTTAAGTGAACGCAATCCAGAAGCCGAAATTGTTTGGGATACAAGCATTGAACCACCGGCTGATCTTGAACCCGCTTTTGAGAACGCAACTGATTTGGTTGCTTCGGTTCTATCTGCCGAACCTATCCCTGCGTGCAAGCATGGCCTTCGCACGCTTCGTGAAGGTACTGGTGCTAAGGGTGCTTATCGTGGTTGGACTTGTCCTATTCCTATGAAGCGTAAATCGGAACAATGCAAGAGTATCTGGATGATCCTAGACCCTAGCGGTAAATGGGTTTATAGGCCAGAAGATGAAGCGTTGGTAAGCGCATGAGAACTGGAGCGTGTCTAGGTTGCAAGTGGATACGAGTGCTAATCACAGACTACTGTGAATTGTGTGAAGAAAAATATGGGGGTGATAAATATGCTGGTGTTAGACAAACGAATTGACACGTGCGACAATTGTAATGAGCCGATAACTGCGGGAACAGTAAAGCCTTGCGAGTGCCGCACATGTCATGTTAGGACAAACTAGATGTCACAAAGCCGAAAACATAGGGGCTATGCAACTCAGAGGATTGTAGCAGAATACTTGCGCAATCAAGGCTGGGAACACGCGCTGCCTGTCGGCGCTGGTAGAGATGGCTCAGATATAACAGGTATCAAAGGGCTTGATATTGAGATTAAAGCCCGCAAGGGATTCAATCCTAGCGAAACTATTAAACAATTACAAGAGCGCAGTAAAGACACCGGACTTGGGGTGGGTGTCATGCGCCTAAATGGTCAGGGTGAGAAATCGGTGGAGCAATTCGTTGCTGTTCTCACTCTGGCTGATTTAGTCTATTTACTCAAAGCAAGTGGCTACTGAACCGAAACTAATCCATAGATGCATAGGCTGTGGCTTGTGGATTTATGGTAATAGAGAAAGGTGTGAAGCATGTCACAATCAGAAAGACACGCCGACAAACCCCGCATAAATAAAGATGAACTTGACAAGCCTGGTATGCTGAATCGCCTTGCGCGCCTGAGAGGCAGCGCACGTCGGCGGTCAGCATTAGGGCGGGCTATTGTCATTTTAGCGTTGCTAATGACACATAGCGTTGCTGCCGTAGAAACTACTTACTCACCAGCATTAGCAGTAGTAGAAAATCAAAAGCCAGATTACGATTTAATGAATATTAAACTGTATCTACATAACCAGATAAATGATTGGGATCAGTTTGAGTGCGCTAACTTACTAGCACATAAAGAGAGTACGTGGCGCAGTAGCGTAGTTAATAAGACTACTGGTGCGTATGGTCTATTCCAACACATGAGTAGGCACGCACCTAATTGGGATGCGTATAAGCAAATAGATAAACACATTGAATACATAGATGCTAGGTATGATGGTTCATGGTGTAAAGCCTTAGATCACTTAGAGAGTACAGGATGGCACTAAAACCATATAGAGCCACAGGCCATTGGAAGCGGCTGAGGTTGCAGGTGCTTAGGCGTGATGCTTACACGTGTGCTTACTGTGGTGGCGTAGCAGACCAGGTGGATCACGTTTGGCCTAAGTCAAAAGGTGGAGAAGATACGCTTGATAACTGCGTTGCTGCGTGTAAAGAGTGTAATTATGCTAAGCGTGATAAAACGGACATATCACCACAAAACACCGTTTTTTTTGTGCCTACGTCTACCCGCCCTGTTTTGCGCGACTCGCTCTCCCCGAAACGGACAAAAACAAACAAAACGGACACAAAACAGCCGACTATAACAAAAGTAGATACAAACTCACCTTTTTCCGCACCTGATCACATTGGGGGAGTCGGTAATGGCTAAGAGAAAGGGCAGCACAAAGCCACGCTTACAAAATGCGCCGCTAAAAGGAAACTCCCGCATAGGCGAAGTTTTGGCGTGGATGAAAGATTGCGAACTTCCAGATCTTTTGCCGTGGCAAAAGTACGTACTGACGGACATGCTCAAAGTGGACAAGGATGGCAAGTTCATACGTAAGACAAATCTGCTGCTATGTCCACGGCAGGTAGGTAAAACGCATTTAGCACGTATTCGCATATTGGCTGGCTTGTATTTATTCGGTGAAATGAGTATCGTGGCTATGTCCTCAAATCGGGCTATGGCTTTGGATACCTTTCGCAAAGTCGTTGATCTAATTGAGGGCACACCTCAACTACGGACACAGTTGAAGCAGATCCGCGTGGCTAATGGTCAGGAATCGGTTGAACTCCTAAATGGGGCTAGATACGAGATAGTCGCGGCTACAAGAGATGGCAGCCGTGGTAAGACCGCGGATCTGTTGTTCGTAGATGAATTACGTGAAGTATCTGAGGAAGCCTGGACAGCGGCTAGACCAATAACGCGTGCAAGGCCTAATAGTCAGATATTTCTAGCCTCAAACGCCGGTGATGCGTTCTCAACAGTATTGAACGATCTACACCAACGCGCTCAGAGTTACCCGCCTAAGACATTGGGTTATTGGGAGTATTCCGCGCCTGAGTTCTGCGATATACACGATAAAGATGCTTGGTATCAAGCAAACCCAGCATTGGGCTATTTAGTAGATGAAGAAACGATTGCAGAAGCCATAGCAACGTCAAGCGTAGAGGCAACACGCACAGAAACGCTTTGCCAATGGATTAGCGCGCTTAAATCGCCGTGGCCTTACCGCGCATTTGAGGAATTGACCGTTCAAGATCTACAAATACTGCCTGGGCGCACTACTATCTTCGGCATAGATATATCAGTTACCAAACGTGATGCCAGCCTGGTTGCAGGTCAGATTATGGAAGATGGCAAGGTTGCAGTTGGTGTGATTGCGCAGTTTAGTTCGCCTACTGGGGTAGATGAACTCAAAATGGCAATAGAAGTAAATGAGTGGGCGAAGAAATACAGGCCACGCTTAATCTGCTATGACAAATATACGACTATGAGCGTTGCTGAGCGTTTGTCGCTATCTGGACACCGTACCCAGGATATGAGTGGGCTAATCTTCTACCAGGCGTGTTCTGATCTATTGGAAAGTATCGTTCACCAGCGCCTCATTCACAGCGGGCAGCAAAGCCTGTTAGATGCCATGAACAATTGCGCAGCGAAAGAAACAGATAACGGTTGGCGTATCGTCAGGCGTAAATCTGCCGGTGACGTGTCGGCGGCTATCGCTCTAGCCATGATTGTCCACCAACTCAACAAACCGCAGGTGACACCAAAAATTATTGCTGTGTAATTTGTCCATTTTGTCGGATATGTGTGGTATCCTATCTGCCAATGGGTTTCTTTGATCGCTTTCGCGCACCGAAAATTGAGGCACAAAACGCGCCTCAGGTTATGTCGGAGAATTGGCAATTAGCGCCATTAACAGTAGCAAACGTTTCGCGCAGCGAAGCCATGAGCGTACCAGGAATTGCAAGAGCCGCTTCACTAATTAAAGGCATTGTTGCAAGTACGCCATTAGAACTTTACCGTGAAAGCACAGGCGAAAAAATTGAAGGTGCTGCATGGATTAAGCAACCTTCACCTGCTCAACCGCGCGCTGTAACTTTAGCCTGGACGGTGGACAGTTTGATTTTCTACGGTCAAGCATTTTGGCAAATCACCAGCGTTTCAGAATTTGATGGCAGACCGCTTTCGTTTGAGTGGATTCCAAACACTCGCGTAACTTTTGATACTGATCTTTACACAGAATTTATTGCGCAGTATTACGTAAATGGAAATCCTGTACCAATGTCAGGATTAGGTTCGCTCATAACTTTCCAATCATTAGGTGATGAAGGCGTACTAATTCGCGGCGGCAGAACAATTCGTGCCGCAGTAGATTTGGAAAAAGCAACTGCAATAGCGGTGGCAACACCTATGCCTACTGGTGTTATTAAAAATAGTGGTGCTGACGTTTCGGATGCAGAAGCATTAGCAATTCTAAATTCTTTTGAGCGTTCGCGTAAAAATAGATCTACGGCTTATATGACAAGCACGTTGGATTACCAAAGCACGCAATTCTCACCGAAGGATATGACCTACACGGAAAGTTCACAATTCATGGCTACTCAAATTGCCAGAATGATGAACGTGCCGGCCTGGTATTTGTCGGCTGAGATGAATAACAGCATGACTTATGCAAACGTGCTAGATGAGCGCAAGCAATTCGTTGATTTGTCTTTACGGCCTTACTTCTGCGCAATTGAAGATCGCCTAAGCATGGATGATATAACTCCACGTGGCAACGTACTTAAATTTGCAATTGACGATACGTTTTTACGTAGTGATGCCATTGAAAGATTAAACGTGATTGAAAAAATGATTGCATTAGGCCTAATCACTACTGAGCAGGCTATGGAAATGGAAAACCTAACACCGAACGGAAACACTAATGAAACTGACGTTCTCTAGTGAGATAACTGCGGCAGATTCAGCGCGCCGCACAATAAGTGGCAAAATAGCACCTATTGGCGAAGTTGGGCACACTTCGGCTGGCAAAGTTATTTTTGAGCGCGGATCAATTCAAGTAGAAGATCCGAAAAAAGTCTTGTTCCTAGAGGAACATAATGACAAAGTGAGATTAGGCCGCGCTCAATCCATTGAAGCATCAGAAGATGGCTGGTATGGCGTGTTTAAGTTAAGCGCTAGTAGCAAAGCCACGGATGCGCTAATTGAAGCAAGCGAAGGATTGAAAACCGGCATGAGCGTTGGAGTTGAAGTAATTGACTCAAAGCCAACCGGCGGAGTTTTGCACGTACTATCTGCAAAACTTGTAGAAGTTTCTCTTGTGTCAAATCCGGCTTTTAAGTCGGCTGAGATCAAAGAGGTTGCTGCTTCCGAAACGGAAGAAGTCAAAGAAGAAGAAAACAAACCCACAGAAAGCGAGGCTGTCGTGGAGAATACCACAGACACCGTAGCCGTAGCACCTGAGGTAGAAACCCCTGCGGTGGAAGCCTCAGCACCTAAGGTTACAGCGGCAACACCTAGAGTGTACGCACAGCCGCGCGTAGCACCAATGACAAGCGCACAATACCTAGATGCCAACATTAAGGCAGCACTAGGTGACGATAACGCACGCCAATTGGTTCGCGCAGCGGATGATTCATCTAGCACAAATACTGGTTTAACACTTGCACCTCACCTAAACCAGTTCATCACAGATACATTTTCAGGCCGCCCAGCATTTGAGGCAGTAACACGTTCTGCACTTATTGACTCAGGCCTATCATTTACTGTTCCACGGCTTTATACAAACGCTGGTTCAGCAGACGTAGCACCAACAGTTGCAGATACAAACGAAGGTGCAGCACCTTCTGAAACAGGTATGACTTCGGCTTACGACACCGTAACTGTTGAGAAGTTCAGCGGATTGAACCGCGTATCCTTTGAGTTGATTGATCGTTCAAGCCCTGCATTTATGGACTTGCTCATGGTTGAACTTCGCAAGGCTTATGAGAAGGCTACTGATGCCGCTCTAATCGCGAAATTTACCGCAAGCGGAACTGCTGCAACTTCAACTGCTGCAACAGCAGCAGGATTGCAATCATTCATTAGCACAGAAGCCGCTGCCGCTTACAAGGGTACTGGTGGAGATTTCGCTAATAAGTTGGTTGCATCACCTGACCAATGGGCAGCAATCGCAGGTTACGCCGATACAACAGGCCGCCCGCTTTACTCAGCAGCAGCACCAATGAACGCAGCCGGCGCAGTTTCGCCTACTTCTGTAATTGGTTCTGTTCTTGGAACTGATCTAATCGTTGATCACAACATCACCGTTAGCGGAATTGTTGATGAGTCAGCGTTCCTTGTTGCGCCTGGTTCGGTTTATGTTTGGGAGTCACCAACAACCAACCTACGCGTTAATGTCCTTACAACTGGTGAGGTCGAGATCAACCTGTATGGTTATCTTGCAATCTACGTAGCGAAGTCCGGCAAGGGCGTTCGCCGTTACAACCTAACCTGATAAGTAAGTAATGAGTTGGCCTGGCACTTCTGCCCTGAGTGCCAGGTTCAACATCTAGAAAGGAAAGCATGCCGGCTACTTATGTTACCGAAAGTGAATTACGCACAGCACTTGGAATCGGTAATTTATACACTTCTGCTGTTGTAGAAGATTGCTGCCAGGCTGCTGAAAACATAGTCAAGGGCAAACTAAATTTTAATAGACAAATAGCAATAGCACACAGTAACGAAGGAACAGTAGGCACTCTTTACTTCCAGTACCCGCACACATTTTACGTAGGACAAACAGTAAATGTTGAGAATTGCGGCAGCCACTACAACGGCTCTAAAACAATTACCGAAGTAAGTGAATACACAATTAAATTTACTACATCACACGTAGCGGATGCACCGAAGCACGATATTGTTCCTTATGGCTATGTTTATGGTGATGATTACGTAGCATACGATACTTTAGATGAAGTACGTCAAGCCTCACTAATGATTGCCGTAGATATTTGGCAGGCACGTCAAACTTCTAACGCTGGTGGCATTTCACCTGATTTTCAACCTTCGCCGTACCGTATGGGTAATACTCTTATGGCTCGCGTTCGCGGGCTTCTTGCGGATCATCTAGCACCAGGCGGTCAAGTAGGGTGAGCGCCATAACTACCCTGCGGGGAACAATCGCGGCTGCACTAGTTGATAATGCGGCCTGGCAGGTGTTTTCCTTCCCACCTGCCAGCCCTTTAGCCAATTCAATTATCGTGCAACCTGGCGACCCATACATTGAGCCATCTAACGACCATTACAAAACAGTTAAGCCTAAAGTAAATTTCAAGTTGGTTGTTCTAGTTCCTATGTTTGACAATCAAGGCAACCTAACGAACATTGAAGATTACTACCTGAACATAGTAAATAAGTTGGAAGCATCCAGCATTGACTACACCATTGGCACGTTCAGTTCCCCAGCAGTATTAGCCGGAACAGTAGGAGATCTACTTTCCGGTGAAGTAAGCATCAGCGTTTTATCAGATTGGAGTTAGTCATGGCTGATAATGACAAAGAGCGCGAGGCTTTTCTGATCAAAATCGGTCAGGTTAAGCCAAAGGCAGAAGCACCAAAACCCAAACCAACCGTCAAGAAAGATGAGGAATAACCTAAATGGCTATCACTCTTAATAACACCGTGGGGGTCAAACTTAACTCGGTTGATTTGTCCGACCACGTAACCTCTGTGACCCTTAATCAAGCGTTTGATGAACTAGAAGTAACCGCTATGGGCGATACTTCTCACAAGTTCGTTAAGGGCTTAGAGTCGGCAACACTCACCATTTCGTTCCTAAATGATCAAGGTGCTACATCCGTTTTGGATACCTTGTCAGATGCTTTTGGTACAACCATTGGCTTCAAGTTGATTCAGGATTCTGGCTCAGCAGTTGCAGCAACTAATAAGTTGTTCTCTGGTGATATTCTAGTAAATAACTTAACACCGATTAACGGCGCAGTTGGCGATATGGCTACAATGGATATTACATTTACTGTTAATTCCGCTGTAACCGTAGCAGACACCGGCACGTTCTAAATTAGAAAAGGGGCATCATGGCAAGTCTAAAAGTTACTAGGGCAGATGGCAGCGAGTCGGTACATCCGGTAACGCCAGCCATTGAGTACGCGTTTGAGCAGAAGTTCCGCAAGGGTTTTCATAAAGCCTTTCGCGAGGATGAGAAGCAGGAACACATTTACTGGCTTGCTTGGGAGTGCTTACGCCGCGCGGATGCCGCAGACGTTAAGCCCTTCGGCATTGACTTCCTTGAAACGTTGAAAGACGTAGAGGTGGTTGCTGACGAAAACCCAAATGGCTAACGCGCGATTCTATAACTTACAGGATCGCGCAGTTAGTCGTTCATACAGGCATAGCACCTAAAGAGTGGATTAACATGGATGATTCCATGCTAAAGGCCATACTTGAAGTGTTTAAGACACAGGCAAGGGAGAAACAGGCGCAAAATGGCAGTAGTCGTAGAAGGGTACGCCGGTCTTAGGAAAGCCCTGAAAAACCTTGCACCAAATTTGGCACGAAATATGGACAAGGAAATACGTGCCAACCTTACGCCTATTGTTAAAGATGCCCGCGCTAAAGTTCCAGGCGCTATATTCGGTGCGCCTAATAACTGGAGCAATTACGAAGGCGTGAACAAAAACCCAAAACAAGGTTACTTTCCACAATATAATCCTGTTGAGATTCGTAAGGGTTTGACATATTCAATGGCTAGGCAGAAGCGCAGCAAGGCCGGTTATGTTTCTATGATTACTTTGCTAAATAAAAATGCTGCTGGTGCTATTGCTGAAACGGCTGGGCGTACTAATCCAGATGGCAGAAAGACCTACCATCATGTTGAAATTAACAAACGCTTTGGATCTAAGATGATTAAAGTGAGTACCACCAAAGACTCACGCAGCAGCAACCCTAATGCCGGCAAGATGATGATTGACCGCCTAGATATGAGCATGGGTCAATTGAAGAATTACAAAGGTGGCGCAAGTCGTAAGACCGTAGGCCGCTTGCTTTATGCTGCCTATGCTGAGAATCAAGGCAAGGCTTTAGATGCAATCATGAAAGCAATCAAAACCGCCACAGATGAATTTAACCGGCAATCTGTTTTATATGACGTTAGGAAGGCCGCCTAATGAGTAACGTATTTATTCGCCTGATAAGCGAGTTTCAAGATAAAGGTTTCAAGAACGCAAACAAAAGCACGCTTGGTTTATCACGCCAATTTGATAATCTAAAACGTTCGGCTGTTAGAGCCTTTGTGGCAATTGCGGGTATATCGGCGCTTAAAAGATCTGTTGAAGCCTTTGCCAAAGCGGATCAGGCGGTGCAAGGCCTCAATAAATCTTTAGATAATTTAGGGTTAAAATACGAATCACTAACCGCGGTACAATTCTTAGAAGATTTAGAAAAAGCCACTACTGTTTCCAAAGAGCAACTATTTCCCGCTTTCCGTAATTTAGTCAATGCAACCCTAGACGTTGCACAAGCACAAAAAATATTAGGCTCAGCCCTAGATATTTCAGCGGGGACAGGCAGCGACCTAAACACAGTTGTAAAGGCTTTGGCGCGTGCTTACAATGGAAACTATACCTCTCTTGGTAAATTACAGTTTGCCTATTCAACTGCTGAATTAGAAGCATTAGGATTTAGCGAAGCCCTAGAAAGATTAAATCAAGAGTTTGCTGGGCAAGCCGCTGCGAACGCTGAAACCTATCAAGGCAAAATAGATAAACTTTCTTTGGCTGTTGGAGATGCCAAAGAAGCAATAGGCGAAGGTTTAGTTGGCGCGTTTGAAACTTTGGGTGCTGGCAATTACGACAAAGGCTTAGGGCTAATACAAAATGCCGCTGATCTCTTAGCAGGTTCATTTAAGTATCTTGCTAAAACTATGGCGATTGTCAAATATACTTTTACCACTAATCCGTTTGACAAAGACACAGACCAGTTTATTGCAGACGTTAATAGGGCTTTGCAAGGCCGTGTAGATCCTGCTAAACAACGCGCACTTACCCGCGAGCGTGCTAAGTATCTCAAAGAGGAACAAGCCAAAACTGAGAAGATACGCAAAGACCGCGAGAAGATTGCTAAACTTTTGGAGAAAGAAAAGAATAACCAAAAGATAATCGCAGAAGCCCAGAAAGGCTTTGATCTAGAGCGCATACAGATTGAGGCTGCACTTAAAGGCAAGATAAATGACGTAGAGGAATACCGCCTAAAGTTACAGCGCGCTATTCTCAATGAGAACGTAGACAATGTAATTAAATACAGCGGCTTACTTAAAGAGGCAGAAGCCCAGGCAGCCGAACTAGCGCAACTACTCGCAGACCTACCAGAGATGGCAGAAAATCCATTTACTGATTGGCCAGCCGTTATTGCGCGTATTCAGTATCTATTAAAAGAATTAGATTGGCAGATACCAATAGACGTACTGTTTGCTGAGAAAGGTCTGAAACTAGACCAGGACAAAATGACGGTAACTAAACTGGACAGCATGTTGGTTAATGCTACTAATGTTTATGTTAATGGTAACGTTTTTGGTGCTGGCGGTGGCGGCGGTGGCGGTGGCGGTGATGATACTACTGACGATAACACAGACAGCACGGATGATAACACCGATTCAACAGACAAAAATACTACTGCCGTAAATAAGTTAGCGGATGAGATTAAATTCTTAACTGACTTACGCAACGAAACAAAAAGCGGCACAGGTATCAACTTCCTATTAAAAGAACATATAGATACAATTGCAGCCGGTTTAACGGCTTCTGGCGCTATGAAAACGATAGTGGATGAAGCCACACAGAGAGCCGCCATGACCGCGGCAACACTTTCTACGGCATACAGCAATTTTGACGTTGCAGGTTTTCGTATGAGGGAAAATCAGCCTACCGTAGTGGTCAATGTAAGTGAAAGTTTGCAAAACTTAACAGAAGTTTTGATTGAGGAACAATACCAGTACCAGCGCTCAGGTGGGCGTTTAACCTACAACACCACAGCCATATAATGCCAGCAACACCTATAATTAAAGCATCCATTGACTTCTCCAATGGTGTTGCTTTTATTGGTGAGCCATTCATTCTTGATTCTGTTACTAATGGAATTCTTGATACTAACCAATTAGGTACAAGTGTCAATGCTAATGTAGATATATCTGATCTCATTTTGGCTGTATCAGTTCGGCGAGGCCGCCAACGCTTGCTCAATGAATTTGAGGCGGGCACAGCCCTAGTAACCATTATTGACCAAAACGGCGATTTCAACCCCGCTAATACAAGTTCACCTTATTATGGAGATCTCGTACCGCTGCGCAAAATACAGGTAGAAGCCGAATATGATGGAAGCACTTATGTCTTATTCACAGGTTTCATAACAAATTATGACACGGGCTTTTCCATAGGATCAGATGAATTTAGCCGTGTTACGTTCAGATGCGTAGATGCGTTGCGCTTATTCAATACTGCTCAAATAACGAGCGTGCCAGGCTCAGGCGTGCAATTATCAGGCGCTAGAGTCAATGCCATATTAGATGAACTGGACTACCCCAGCACGCTTCGTGACGTAGATGCTGGAAACTCAACTTTACAGGCAGACCCAGGCACAGCACGTAAAGCCCTGGATGCCCTTGAACTGGTCAAAAAGTCAGAGTTTGGTGAGTTGTTCCTAGATGCAGAAGGCCGCGTTACTTTCCTAAGCCGTCAGACGGTCACAGAGAGCCTAGCAGCGCCGCTTTATACCTTTGCAGATGATGGCTCAGCAATAGCCTTCCAGCAGGCTACCGTGGCTTTAGATGATAGCCTGGTTGTAAATGACGTAACCGTCACACGCGCAGGCGGCTCAGCCCAGAACGTTTATGATCAGGACTCAATAGACAAATACTTTATACACTCAGGAAACCGTGAAGGTATCCTGGTGCAGACGGATTCCGAAGCCTTAGACATGGCGAATATGCTGCTGAGTACCCGAAGGGAAACAGAAACCCGAATAGATGCCATAGTGCTAAACCTAGAAGATGGTGATGCGGTAACTAGGGTGCAGGCTGGTCTAGCCATAGAACTCATGGATTGCGTACAGATCACAAAGGTTATGCCTGGCACTACGAGTATTACTCAAACCTTGCTAGTGCAGGGATTGAGCCATGACATTACACATAAGAAATTTACTACCACCGTCTATACCGGCGAAAGCCTCATTGACGGCTTCATACTAGATAGCGCATCACAGGGTATAATCGGTACTGATGCTTTGAGTTACTAAGGAGAAACATGGCAAGCGGCTTTCCATTCAGCACAGGTGACGTACTACTAGCCTCAGAAATGAACGGCTTGGTGGCCTTCACCCTAAACGCACAGAGCGGTACAACCTACACGCTTGCTTCAACAGATCAGTATCAGGTTCTAGTAGTCACAAGCAACGCAGCCGCTAAGACCGTAAGCATCCCAACAGATGCCACATACGCATTTCCGAACGGCACTTGTATTTCATTCCTTAACACAGGTGCAGGGGATTTAACAATAGATGCAGTTACTCCAGGAACGACAACAATTACCAGCATTGGAGCAGCGCCAGCCGCACCGCTAGTTGGACAATACAAGAGCGCAGCCGCGATTAAGACCGGCACAGATGCGTGGACTGTGGTAGGCGCAGTTGCTTAATTCAGTTGTAGCATTATTTAATGCCGGTGCAGCCGCCGCAGCCGGTGACTATGAAAGCATAGCCACAGTCACAGTTGGTTCGGGTGGAAGTTCAAGCGTTTCATTTACTTCAATTGCTGCGGATTGGACTCATTTACAAATCCGCGCGTTGGCTGCGACTAACAGAACAACATCTGCGCAAGATAGCGGAAAAGTTGTTCTGA